GGGTATTGGAGTAATTACTTTGATGGGTCAAGTTATATAACCGCGCCCAACAATGTTGCTTTTGCTTTTGGTACTGGAAATTTTACAATTGAAGCATGGGTTTATGTAACTAATTTTTCTTCAACCAGAGGTATATTTGACAGTCGGTCATCGGGAAACGAAGCAACTGGGATTACTTTTTACGTTGACGCGTCTGGGTTTTTACAAGTTAGAAACAGTGGAAGTATTGCTGTCGCGTCAACGGCCTTGATTGCCAATACATGGAATCATTGTGCTGTAACAAGAAGCGGAACCTCTCTGACAATTTGGCTAAATGGCGCAAGCGTTGCTGCTGTAACAAACTCAACAAATTTCTCTCAACAAAATTCTTATATTGGCCGAGCGTATGTTTCTGGTTTTGATAATATGCTTGGTTATATCGCTAATCACCGAGTTGTTAAAGGAACAGCGGTTTACACTTCCGCATTTACGCCAAGCACGACTCCGTTAACGGCAATCACCAACACATCTCTACTTACTTGTCAGTCTAATCGCTTCATTGACAACAGCACTAACAACTTTACTATCACGACCAGCGGCAATCCAACGGTCCAAGCCTTCCAGCCGTTCTCACCGACTGCTTCGTACACTACTGCGGCGTATGGGGGGAGTGGGTATTTTAATGGCAGTACGGATTACATATCAGCACCAAGTAATGCTGCGTTTGCTTTTGGAACCGGAGATTTTACAACGGAAGGATGGTTTTATCCAACTTCGGCAACAAGTTTCAAATATTTGTTTTCTATTGGCAGCGATGCAAATTTTACTCTTGCGTTGAGTAGCGGGTCTTATCAACCATATTTTTATGCTGGGTCAACGATCATACTTTCTTCGGTAAGTCTTGTAGGAAATCAATGGAATCACGTTGCGCTTGTTAGAAGCGGTACAACAGCAACGATGTATATAAACGGAGTATCTGGGGGGTCTGCAACATTTTCAGCAAGTGTTGCGGCTGGAATTTTATACGTTGGAATACAGTCTGTAGTTGCGTATTATTTTCCCGGTTATATGTCCAACCTACGCATAGTCAAAGGCATAGCCGTTTACACCGGGGCTTTTACTCCACCAACCTTAGCATCACTAACAACCGCAGGTTCTACGAGCGCGGCAAGTTACTCAAGCACGACCAACGTCAATACAAGTTTTGCCTCATCTGCAACATCATTCCTCGCCAACTTCACCAACGCAGGAATCTACGACGCTGCGGTGCAAAACAATGCAATCACGGTTGGAGATGCTCAGGCGTCAACTACGCAGTCTAAATGGTCACCCACTAGCATAAAGTTTGATGGTAGTGGGGATAGTTTAACATTACCATCAAACTCTATATTTGCATGGGGCACCGGAAATTTTACTGTTGAGCTTTGGGTAAATAACAGTGCAGCGTTCACATCATCAAGAAATAATATAGCAGGAACAATGACCTCTGGCGGCGGATTATTTGCGCCAACAGACACCAGTATGAATTGGAACTCATTTGGGGTAGGGGATATTGTAACTTTTGCCTATGTTCCAACAATAGGTCAATGGTATCATTTAGCCTATTCTAGATCTAGTGGTACGGGTAGATTATTTATTAATGGTATTCTTGTAGCTTCAGCTAGTGATTCAACCAATTATACTAGTACATCTTTTACTGTAGGTGGTACTACTTCTCAATATTTTAACGGATACATTCAAGATCTACGTGTTACCCGAGGTGTTGCTCGGTACACAGCAACCTTTACAGCGCCAACGGCAGAGTTTATTGCCAGATAACATAAATATATTATCATCAAGGAGGTTTTAGAATGGGACATTATGCTTTTATTAATGATCAAAATATTGTGACTGAAGTAATTACTGGCAAAGACGAGACAGATAAAACTGAACCTGATTGGGAAGTCCATTACGCACAGTTTCGTGAGGGTATGATTTGTCGTAGAACATCATACAATACGATGGGAGGTGAACACAGAACGGGTGGTACTCCTTATAGAAAGAACTATGCTGGTGTTGGATTCACATGGGATGAGGCACGAGATGCTTTTATTCCACCAAAGCCATATTCATCTTGGATATTAGTAGAAGAAACGTGTCAATGGGAAGCACCTGTTGCACGACCAGATGATGGTAAGTTCTACACATGGAATGAAGATAAACTCGCATGGGAAGAGTTTGTAATTCCAACACCACCAACAGAATAAAAAATGGCAAACTATTCATTCCTTACAGACAATATTAATATAGCAAGCACTATAGTTGCATCTAATGCTGCTATAACTGATCGCATGTATGCGAATGGATACTTCTATGCTAACGGTGCGCCAATAACACAGAGTGTATTTTCTAATATAACTGTACTTGGTACTATCACTGGCAACTCGATTGTCAGTAATGGTTCTATCTTTGCGACCTCTATAAATTCGACAGGATCGATATTCGGTTCTTCAGTAAACGTAACAGGATCTATATATGGATCTACTGTAAACGTATCGAGTATTTCTACACCAAGTGGTAATGTAATTACGTTTCCACAAACAACTGGTGCAATCATTACATCTAATGATTTTGGTACAATCACCAATTCGATGTTGGCAAACAGTAACGTTAGAATTAATGGGACTACAGTTTCCCTTGGCAGCAGTTACACTTTACAAACATTAACTCTCGGTACTGGATTAACAGGCACTTCTTATAATGGATCAACTGGAGTTTCAACTGGAATAGATTCGTCTGTTGTTGCAACATTAACAGGATCTCAAAATCTAACTAATAAAATAGTTACATCATTAGCAAACTCAAGTACCATATTAGATTTTTCTGGCAATGCATGGCAGTTTGGTTTTAGAAACATGCCTCAGAGTACAACTTCATCAGGCAATCTGGTACTAGGAGACTCTGGTAAACATCTTTATGTCAGTTCAGGTATTACCGTGCCGCCGAACTCTTCTGTGCCGTTTGAGATTGGTACTGTCATCACAGTAGTCAGTAATGCAACATCACTAACTATTACACAAGGTTCTGGTGTTACATTAAAATTCACAAACACTGTTAACACAGGTAACAGAACTCTTGCATCGAATGGTATCGCAACACTTATGAAAGTTGCAACTGATACGTGGTATATTTTTGGAATAGGATTAACATAATATGTCTGGTTTTGCAGGAATGTTTGCTGCTGGTGGATTAACTAGTGTTGTTGCAACTGGTGGACAAACAATATATGATGGTACAGGTACATTAGCAGGTTATAGATTTCATGCATTCACTGCAAACGGAACTTTTACTGTTACTAGTAATGACGCGGGTAAAACATTTGATGCCGTACTAATTGGAGGTGGAGGTGGAGCAGGCCAATATGGAGCTAATTTATATGGTGGAGGTGGAGGTGGCGGTGGTGCAGTCACAGAAGTTACCGGAATATCATTAAGCGTAAACACACCATATGCGGTTGTAATTGGTTCTGGAGGAACTCGGGCTACTCCGGCGCCAGGTGCTATTACAACTTCTGGTTCAGCATCAACTTGGAATGGATACAGCGCCGCTGGAGGAATAAGAGGAACAGGAAATGTGACCGGTGGAGCTAGTGGAAATGGAAACGCTGGAGGTCCTAATGGTGGACAAGGCACACCATTAGGAAGTGGATACGTTGGTGGTGGTGGTGGCGGATCAGGTGGTCCAGGACTTCCTGGTGCACCACCAGCAAATGCACCAACCACACCAGTACCAGCGCCAGGAGATGGACCAGTTCCATCATGGTTAAATGGTGGCGGAGGCCCAGGTTACACATCAGTTATCGACGGTAATCCATATGGCGCTGGTGGTGGTGGTGGGCCCAATTCAGGTAATGTCGTTAACGCTTATACTCCTACTCTAACTGCATTTAGTAAAATAACATATAGTGTAATATACGGAAACGAATTCATTCCAGGAGGTGGTGGTTTTGCTGCCACTCCTGGAATAAATGGAAAAGGTGGCGGCGCTGGGGGGCAAGCGGGTGGACCACCATCATATTTTAATCAATACTATGATGGCGGTTCTGGTAGAGTAACAATCAGATATCCATACATAACGGCACCAGGTGAACCAACTAATGTAACAGCAGTCGGTGGAAATGGACAAGCAACAATCACATTTACTCCACCAGTGGCTGATGGAGGTAGTTCAATACTAGATTATACTGTAACTTCATCGCCAGGAAATATTACCGCAACAGGATCTGGATCGCCTATAACAATCACAGGTCTAACTAATGGAACCACATATACTTTTAGAGTTAAAGCGAGAAATGATATAGGTTCTAGTTTAGATAGTGGCGCAAGCAATTCAGTAATTCCTGGCGTAGCTTCTAATACATTCAGTGTTATAGCAACAGGTGGGCAAACAATATATGATGGTACTGGCGCATTCTCTGGATATAGATTCCACGTATTTACTGCGAATTCAAATTTCACTATTACTAATAATCCAACAAATAAAACATTTGATGTCGTAATAGTAGGTGGTGGTGGATGTTCTGGATTATTTGGACCGATTACGGAAGGAGGTGGTGGCGGTGGAGGAGGCGCAGTCACAGAAGTTACATCATTATCTTTATCATCAAATACTAGTTACGCAGTAATAGTTGGTGCAGGAGGTACACAAAGTCCGGGCCCTACATTTTCACCAACGCCAGGAAGCAATCCAGGTATTGCTTCTATTTTCTTCGGGTACAAAGCTGCTGGAGGATTAAGGACAAACAACGTTTCCGGTGGAGCAAGCGGAAACGGAAATGCTGGCGGTGCGGTGCCAGCTGGTAATTCAGGCAGTCGAAATGGAAGTGGAGGTGGTGGTGCAGGCGGAGCAGGACTTGTACATAGAGATTGGGGACCAATAGGTTCTCCACCAGCGTATCTGGTACCAATTTATACTCCTCGTTTTTCAGCAGGAAATTTTCCTACTCCATATGCAACATATTATGCAACAGGTCGTTATAATGGAGGTGGCGGTATTGGATATACATCAGTTATCGACGGTAATCCATATGGCGCTGGTGGTGGTGGCGGTTATATAAATAATCCTCCTTTACCAGCTTATTGGAACGGTTTGTATACACCAGAAGCTGTTCCGAACGCCGATACTCTTTTCACTAGTGGTGGCGGTGGTTTGGCTGGAGCTCCAGGAGTGGCTGGAAAAGGTGGTGGTGCTGGAGGAATGATAAGCGGTACTCCAAATCAATTTATTGATGGCGGTCCTGGTACAGTAGTAATTAGATATCCTTATCCATAATTTTAAAATATAGGAGGTTGATATGAGTAAAATTTTAGTTAATTGTAATCTAGAAAACGACTATTGGACAATAAAAGAAGAAGATATCCAATCTCACTATACGGATGTGATGTTTTATTTTTCTAGTTCAGAATCGCCAGTGATGTTTAACAACTTAACTTTTGGTCTCAAACTTAAAAAAAATGGTGAAGAACTTTTCACTGAGACTTTTGGTACATCTAAGAGATTTGTTGCATGTGAGAATACACTCTTTGATAACTTTCTAGAAAATTGTAGATTGTATCTGGAACAAAACACTAATTACACACTAGAACTTTGGTGTGAAAATGCAAACATCAGAAGAACATACAATCATGATTTCACGACTCCTCCAGAATTGGTATAAGATAAATACATAATAAACTTTTAAAGTAAAAAATGGCATTAAGAAAATTTAATAGTAACGGTATAGATGTTCTAAATCTAGCGAACACCACTGCAAGTACGAGTAACACAACTGGTACTCTAACTGTTGCTGGTGGTGTTGGTATTGGTGGCAATCTTTATGCAACATCAGTGTATGCGACCAACTACTATTATTCTGATGGTAAAAATTTCGGTCATACAGTTCTTAATGACATTTCAAATCAATTCGATGGTGTAAAAACACACTTTCAATTAAAAATAGAACAGTCTGCTATAAATATAACAGCAGACAGTAAAGATTTTGAAGTAGTAGTTGATGGTAGAAGACTGAATCCTTATGTGACTAGATACACATATCCATGGTTAACACCATATGATTCATTTAAAGGATTTAGAGTCAGAACATTTCAAGATTCTTCTAATGCGACTTCTAACTATTTGACGATTTATAATGCACCGTATATTGGAGAAGCTTCTACAATTTCACTTAGAAATCCTACAACAACAACTCAGACAACTAGATACCCCTTTTCAGCAACAACGATTGCTCTTGGAGATTAATTAAATGGCAAAGCATGTAATATTAGAAAGCTACACCTTTACACCATCAACAAGAACTATTGTTGTTACTGGTAAGAACATTCGCCGAGAGCAGTTGCTTCTTATCACGAACACATCGACAGGCACTGTTCTGTATAACTTTTCTGATCCTGCATTAGGAGCAACAAGTTATGTTAATGCTGTTGATGCAACAAGTGGTACAGAAACTACAACTATTGTATTGGCATACAACACTTCGGCAATGTCTGCTACTGATAAAGTTAGCATTCTAGTCGAAGAGATTTATCATGAGATTATTCCATCTGAAGTGATGCGGGATCCAGTTGATAAACTTAGAGTTAGTACTCCTCAATCTCTAATCGATACTGACTTTGAATATGGTCAACAGCCAACGAAATGGGAAAGTATTAATCTATTAAACAATCGTGCTTCCGCTTTCTACGATCCGACAATAACAAGCGTCATTTCTGCAATGACTGCTTCTTCGACTACTGTTTCTGTGACATTACAATCATACACTGCGTCCACTGGTGTCGTTACCGCTGCAATCGTATCGACAATTACTGGTATCGGTTCTACTGCTGGTCTATATCCTGGTGCACAGTTAATCAAACAAAGTGGTACAGGCACATTTGGTGCAGGTGCAGTTGCAACCGTTCTTTCTGTTGACTCTGCGACACAAATTACAGTTCAAACTTCTGCTGCAATGACAACTGGTGCTTTGGTGTTCACGTTGGCAATGCCTTCTGTTGGACAGCCAATCTTCGTTCAAGGTACACTTGACGTTGCAAACGCCGACGGATGGTGGTTATGTACAAGTTCGAACACAGGCACTGGTGTTTTCCAATATGTCACAATCAGTACACCTGCTGCTGCATTGTATGATTCTAGTAAAACATATGTGTACTACGGCAACTTCTATACTGGCGCTGCGATTCCTTGCGGTACTACAGCAATCGTCACAGATGGAACTCGTGCAACAGTAACAACAACTTATGCACATGGTCTACGAATCGGTGATTCTGTGTTTATTGTTGGTACATCTACTAACACGGCACTTAATGGTAACTATGTTGTAGAAAGAACGTTAACGACAAACACGTTTACATTCTTAACTGCTGTTGGCGCTGCAACACATACTACAACGAATTCAGCAGGTACTATATTTCCAAGACCATTAGGATATGTTCAGCATCGTCCATTCGACGGTGGTGTTCAATTCTCGAATGTGAGTCCATTTCACGGTTATCAAGTCATTCGTCAGACACGGAGACAGTTTAGATATCAGTCTGGTAAAGGCATCCAGTTTTCAACCGGTAGTATTTTAAAACCAGCAGTGTTCTTAGAAGGTATTACAAGTTCTGGCACAGTCGCTACTATTACAACTAAGTACACACACGGTCTTCTGCCTGGTTCATACATCAAAGTATCTGGTGTGACTGCTGGAACATCAACGACATTATTAGATGGTTATTACAACGGCACATTCTTAGTCACTGCTGTTACACCTCTTACAATTTCTTATGCAATGTCGGGTACGCCAACAAATTCGACAGCGACTGGATTCCCATTAACTGCTAATCCAGCGTCTTGGTACGGTAGTACAAATCGTGTCGGTATGTTTGATAACCAAAACGGTTTCTTCTTTGAGTTTGACGGACAAAACATTTACTGTGTCAAACGTAGCAGCACAACACAAATATCTGGAAACATTGCAATCAACTCAGGTAGTAATGCTGTAACAGGAACAAGCACGAGATTTTCTTCACAGTTAAAACCAGGCGACTACGTTGTCATTCGTGGTATGTCTTATCTGGTTCAGTCTATCACATCAGATACAGCGATGACTGTGTATCCAGAATATCGTGGTGGCACTAACATAACAAATACTGTTGTCAGTAAAACAGTTGATACAAGATATGTACAAAGTTCTTGGAACATCGATAAGATGGACGGCACTGGATCAAGTCTAATGAACATCGATCTAACAAAGATGCAGATGTTCTACATCGACTTTACTTGGTACGGTGCTGGTGCTATTAGATTTGGATTCAAGAATAATCGTGGTGAAGTTGTTTACTGTCATAGAATTCCAAACAACAATGTGAACACAGAAGCATACATGCGTTCTGGTAACATGGTTGGTAGATATGAGACTAATACTTTAACTCCATATACATATCTAACTTCGACATTACCTTCTGCACAAACATCACTAATGTCTGTGAATGATGTGTCTGCATTTCCTCCCGCAGGAACTATCGTAATTACTCAACCAGGCGATACAGGTAATGTTATTGAATATATTGCTTACACCAGTAAATCGTCTTCTAATACAGGAAACACACTAATTGGTCTGACACGAAATGTTCAGAACATCAGCATCACTGGTGCAGGTACTGCTGCTGGTGGTAATGCTTCTGCAACATCGTTTACATTCTCGGCAACAGCACCAACTAAAGTTGAGTTGTATGGTCCAAGTCAAGCTAGTTCGATCAGTCACTGGGGTTCTAGTGTTATCATGGATGGTAGATTCGATGACGATAAATCTCTAGTGTTCGTGGGAGGTATGAACAGAACACAAACGATTTCTAATATTGGTCAAGACGTTGTTGTACCTCTAGTCAGTATTAGAATCGCACCATCTGTTGATAACGGTCTAACTGGTCCTCTAGGAACTAGAGATATTATCAATCGTATGCAGTTGGTTATGCGTTCACTCTCTACATTCACGACTGGTACTGGAATCACGTTCTTGATGACACTTAGACTGAATGGACGAGTTTCTGCTGGACAATTCACATCTGTTGGTGGATCAAGTCTTTCACAGATTGCAGTACATGGATCAGGAACAACAATCACTGGTGGTGAAACTGTGTACGGTTTCTACTCAACATCAGGCATTAGTACAGAAGACTTGAATCAGGTTCGAGACTTGGGTACTTCTATTCTTGGTGGTGGCACTAACAACTTATGTCCAACTACTTCTGCAAACTTGTATCCTGATGGTCCTGACATTATTACTATTTGTGCGACTAACGTGACTGGTGTTACGACCAATTCGATTCTTGCTAGAATCTCCTGGACAGAAGCACAAGCATAAAATGTCATCAAGAGTCAGTCTCCAACATTTTGTTTCTACGACGGAGCCCACCGGTGTTACGGTGGGCGACGAATGGTACAACCCTTCAACTGGTATTCTATATAAAAGAATAGCATCATCTCTTGGTGTTCAGTGGGTTAACATTTCTGGACTAGGATCAACGACATCAACGTCGAGTGGGACTATTAGTGCATCGTCGCAGGCCAAAATAACTGGCATATCTTTAGTATTCGCGGGAGGTTAAATTGGCAGCACCAAATATATTCGGAGCAACAACATGTAACGGCAAGACTGCTGTGTTGATTGTTCCAGCAACAGCAACTGCGATACTTACTAATGCAGCATCTAGTAGTAAAGTTCTTAAAGTCAATGCACTATATGTAAGTAATGTTGACGGTACGACTAACTATACTCTCAATATGGACATCCTTAGATCAAGTGTCGCATATAGAATTGGTTTTGCGATAGTAGTACCAGCAGCATCTACACTAGATGTTATTAACAAACCTCTTTATCTAGAGGAGGGTGACGTTCTTCGATTGACTGGTAGCACAGCGTCTAAACTAGAAGCAGTATGTTCATATGAGGACATCAGTTAATGAATCGAAGCAACGGAGGGTATATTGGCATTCTTAAAGAAGATGCATCAGTATATCCTTTCTCTGGTGTTTATCCACTGTATGAGCATCAAGAGAATAAGTTAGCAGGTCTTTGGCCTGATAGAGCAGATGCCAGTTTTGCAAACACTTCTCTATTATTAAAAACAACTTCACAATCAACACGCAGCACAACTGTAATTGATTCGAGTGTTAATAACTTTGCAGTAACTAGAAGTGGTACACCGAGCACGGGTTGGAATTCTCCTTATCAGACTCCAGGATATTGGAGTAATTATTTTGGTTCATCAACAGATAAGTTGAGTTTTGGCACATCTACTAATCTTGCACTTGGCGCTGGTGATTGGACTGTCGAGTGTTGGTACTTTCCTACCACAACTGGTGCTTATAGAACTTTATTTGATTGGAGAACTGCTGGATTTTCACCTGCAGGAATTCCTGTAATATCTGTAAATCCAACAGATTTTCTTGTTGTAGATTTGCCCGGTGGAACAACGATTTTGACAAGCAGTATTGCTGTTACATTAAACGCATGGAATCACATCGCTTATAGTCGATCATCCAACACGATTCGTGTTTTTGTAAATGGCGCGTTAGGTGGTAGTGTAAGTAATAGTACCAATCTTGGCATTGAAACATTTAGCATCGGATATACGTCAGTGCCGTATGGATATATCAGTAACGCAAGAATTGTCAAAGGCGTAGCGGTATACACTTCTAACTTTACACCTTCAACTGCACCACTTACTGCAATATCTGGCACTTCTCTACTCACTTGTCAAAATAATAGATTCATTGATAATAGCACAAACAATTTTGCAGTCACATTAACTGGTACTCCACAAACAACATCTTATTGGTATCCTAGTACATTTTCTGCGCCTGCTGCCAGTGTTGGTGGTGGGTATTTTAATGGTACAACAGATTATTTGGCAACTCCGGCTAATGCGGCGTTTGCTTTTGGCACTGGCGACTTCACAGTAGAGTGCTGGATATTTATTACTTACCAACTTGGCACTGCGGGACAGGGTAGAGGGGTATTAGTTTCAAACAGAAGTGCAGCATCGTCAAGTACTAGTTTGGTTTTGCAACATTATAACTCTAAAATATACTTTGGAACGCCTAGTACCGATTTAATTGCAAGTACTACTACATTAACCATTAACAATTGGACTCATATAGCCGTATCTAGAAGTAGTGGAACTCTTAGGTTGTTTGTAAATGGGGTATTAGACACAACAGTTGCAAGTAACATTACCAATTTTTCGGACACTAACGCATTTGCAATAGGTACAGATGGATTATATCTTGCTTATTATTTTACTGGACAAATATCCAATCTTCGATTAGTCAAAGGCACAGCGGTTTACACTGGCAACTTCACACCACCAACAGACTTTCTAACAACGACTGCTGGTACTTATCCAAGCACAGCGAACATAGTCACATCGATTGCATCATCTAATACTAGTTTATTATTAAATCTAGCAGATAGTAATTACACTTCTTTTGCTAATACATCTAACAATAATGCGTTTATTGATAGTGGTCCATATGCTTTTCCTGTTACAAGATTAGGAACTCCCACTCAAGGTTCTATAACTCCGTATTGGCCTAATGGGTATTGGAGTAATTATTTTGTCGCAAGTGCTGCATTATATAATGCCTCTGTTAGCAATATGTCTTTTGGTATTAGCACCAACTTTACTATTGAAGCATTTATTAATTGGCCAGCAGCCGCTGCTGGAAATCAAACATTCTTTGAGTTGACCGGTACCACTAGAATGATTTTAGGACGCACAACTACAGGTACTAGAATATATTGGAATGGAACAGAAAAAGGAACAACTTACACGTTTACCCCTGGTACTTGGTATCATTTCGCAATAGTAAGAAATTCAGGAACGGTATATTGTTATATTAATGGAGTTTCGGCTATAACTCCGTTCACAGAAACAGTAACATGGGCATCTACTAGATTTAATATTGGCATGAATAGTGATACTGCTGAACCAATGACTGGTTATATAAGCAACCTACGTGTTGTTAATAACGTAGCAGTCTACACAAGTTCATTCATTCCACCAACAAATCCACTTGCGGCTACGCAAAGTGCTGGCACCAATATCTCTGCAATTACCGGAACTTCTACGTCTTTGTTGACCTGTCAAAGTAATCGATTCATCGATAACAGTACAAGTAATTATACAATAACTCTTCAAACAGGAACAACAAAAGTTCAATCATTTCAGCCTTTCTCGCCGCCCACATCGTATACTCCTGCGGCGTATGGGGGGAGTGGATATTTTCCATTATCCCAATCAGATTATTTGCAATTTCCAGTTAGTTCAGCCTTTGCTCCTGGCACAGGTAATTTCACTTTAGAGTGTTGGGTTTATGTTACATCACTTCCTGTTACTGACGCTTTTATTTGGACTCAATGTGTTAGCGGTACAAATTATTTTTTGTTTGGTTTTAATACTACTGCTTATTTCTATGCCACTTTAAGTGGTGGTGGAACACCAATTAACGGACCCGCAAGTTCAATCTTATTGAACGTGTGGAATCATATAGCCGTTACTAGGGTTAGCGGAATTGTTAGAGTTTTTGTAAATGGAGTTTCCGGAACTCCAACCAGTAATACTACAGATTTATCGAATCTAAGTTATGTTCCGACTGTTGGTAGATATGCGTTTACAACCTCATATGGTTATTTTAATGGTTACATGAGTAATCTTAGATATGTAAAAGGTGTAGCAGTATATACTGGTAATTTTACACCACCATCTTTAGGTTTATTAACAAATTCTGGATCAACAAGTGCAGTTGCTTATTCAAACACTGCTAACGTTAACACAGTTTTTGGATCATCTAGCACTTCGTTACTTGAAAACTTTTCAAATTTAGGTATCTATGATGCGACTGCTCAAAATGATTTAATATCAGTAAGTGGTGCTCAAGCAAGCAACACAGTAGTTAAGTGGGCTGGTTCAACTAGCATGAGATTCAATGGCAGTAGTGATTATTTGACTATTCCAACTAACTCAGCATTAAATCTTGGTACAGGATCTTTTACTGTTGAAGCGTGGGTATATCTAAATGCAACTTCATCAGATTATTTTGTGATAAGCGCCAGTGGAAGTGGAGGTGCGTTTTTTGGATTTACCAGCAGCACAAACATAGGTTATGGTCGCACAGCTGTTGCTTGGGATTATAATATAGCAAGTGGTATAATCCCAAAAGTTTGGTATCATCTCGCATGGTGTAGAAGTGGAACAAGTATGCGAATATTTGTTAACGGCACTCAAGTTGGAACAACACAAACTACTTCACAATCATACGATTTATCTACTACCAGTACCAACGTTGGAAGTCAAGGTGCAAATTATTATTTAAATGGATACATACAAGATTTGCGTGTCACTAACGCGATTGCTCGATACACTGCAAACTTCACTCCACCGGTTTTACCATTTTTAACTTTGTAGGCACAACAAATGAATAGAGGAAACGGTGGTATTTTTGGTAAAAAGAATTCTACATCTCTTGTTGGTGGAATGTATTCATCTTACGAACAACAAGAGAAGAGTGCATCAGTATATTGGCCTTCTGGACCAGATTCGAATTTTGCATACACACCACTACTTCTTAAGACTACATCACAAACATCACCAAAAACAACAGTAACAGATTCTAGTGCCAACAATTTGACTGTTACAAAATTTGGTACACAAAGTGTAGGATGGACTTCTCCTTATCAAGCAAGTGGATATTGGAGTAATTACTTTGGAGTTGCTAACGCAGACTACCTATCTCCTGCAAGTTCAGCGTCATTAGCTTTTGGTAATAATGCGTATACAGTTGAATTTTGGATTTTCATGTCATCTTATACCACGGGTAGCAACCGTGTAGTTGACTTGGGAACATCTAACAATTCGTTCGGTGTGCAGATTAATAATACCGGTACAGTTAGTGTTACAAAATATGGTGCCGTTGATGTTTTTACATCTACTGCTAGTTTTGTAGTAAATCAATGGAATCATGTTGCCGTTGTTAGAACAAGCACTGCAACTAATGGTTTAGCTATTTACTTAAATGGCACAAACATTGGAACTGGAACAGATACAAATAATTGGACAGTAGTAACTACCCCGAGAATTAACGGACTAAGTGGCTTTAGTTTTGGTTGGACTGGATATCTTTCGAATTTTCGTATAGTAAACGGTACCGCAGTTTACACAAGCAACTTCACATCACCTAATGCACCACTAACATCAATATCAGGCACTGCTTTATTGACATGCCAAGATAATAGATTCAAAGATAATAGCACAAACAATCTAACTCTAACTCCATCTGGTACACCACGAACGTTTTCTGATTGGTATCCAACTACATTCTCAGGACTCACTCCTAGTATTGGTGCATTATACAATGGATCTAAAACTGATACTCTGACTATACCAAATACGTCAGCAATAACAACACTCGCTGGTGATTTTACAATCGAATCTTGGGTATATCCAACAGACACAACTATGACTGGTGCTTGGGGATTGATTGAAACACGCACTTCTGGTCAAACCGCAGCGCCTTGGGCGTGGTCACTAGGGTATTCATCGCCTAGTTTCACTTCTGGATTTTTCACAGGGACGAGTTACGCTTTTACTCTAAGAGTTTTACCTTACGTTTGGTCACACATAGTTCTTCAACGTAACGGTTCAACACTTAGATACTTTGTAAACGGTGTAGTTGATACAACATCTTTCAGTCTAAGTGGTACTATTTCTGGTGGATCTAGTACGATTTACATATCGAACACTAAAGACAATAATCTTGGAGGATACGGCACTGGTGGTTATTATTCTGATTTCAGAATAGTTAATGGCACTGGAGTTTATAACGTTACTGGATTTACACCACCAACGTCCAAATTAACTGCTGTTGCAAATACAGTTTTACTTCTAAGTTTATCAGATGATAACAACACATCCATCACTGATGGTGCTAATAATAACGTCTTTATCGATAGCAGTCCATATGCATTAACTCTAACCCGCAACGGAACTCCAACACAAGGTTCTTTTACCCCATATTGGCCTAATGGATATTGGAGTGTGTATTTTGGTGGGTCAGGTAACTATATGGTTACAAACACCGCCCCATTAGCAACAACAACTACTACATTTACTATCGAGTGTTGGATATATCCGACAGCAACTCCTGTTGGCGCCCAACCAGCGGTTATTGGTGATTTGCTAGCAACAAGCGGGTCCAACTTTTTATCTTTTGGACCACTTTCTTCAAATTTACTTCAATTATATTGGTATGACGGGGCGGGTAAAAGTTGTACTGGCAACACAACAATTTCATTAAACGCTTGGACGCACATCGCGGTGTCCGTCAATGCAAACGTAATAACTCTATATGTTAACGGTGTTTCACAAACGCTTTCTGGCACAACTACGCTAACAAATAGGAGTTCTTCGTATAATTATTTTACGCTTGGGCAATCTAGTCCAAGTATTTATTACACAGGCTATATTTCAAACTTGTCAGTGCTAAATGGCACGGCCAAATACAGTACTTCATTTACACCTACAACATCCCCGTTGAGTGTAAGCACTACAAACCAAACGCTGTTGACTTGTTATAGCAATCGTTTTATTGATTCAAATACAGCCACAACAGCAAAAACTATAACGATCACCGGCATCCCAACCGTCCAAGCCTTCCAACCACTTCCTTCTAAGGTATACAGTCCATCACTGTATGGTGGAAGTGGATATTTTAATGGTAGTACAGATTCAGTATATACAAATCAAACATTTTCATTAGCAACAGCGACCACTCCGTTCACGATGGAAGCGTGGGTAAACTTTTCATCTTTCAGTGGAGTAGCGATTGCATCGACCGCATATGCAGGCAGCGGAGCAATACCATTCATGATGGGAATGGCATCATCTTCTGCTTTTTCTAGTCCTGCCGCAACACCTATATTTGCATATTATAATGGTTCAGCGTGGACGGTCGCTGTTCAATCATCAACTAGTTTATCACTCAATACTTGGTATCATTTAGCATATGTATACACAGGATCAACTGCAACCGTATATGCTAACGGAGTTTCAATAGGATCTGCTTCAATATCATCATGGCAAACTACTGGTCAATCAGGTTTTTATGTAGGTAGACGATGGGATACTAATAATAGTGTTTATTTTAATGGTTATATCAGCAATTTTAGATTAGTTATTGGCACAGCAGTTTACACGGGTACTTTTACTCCACCAACGTTAGCACCATTAACGTTCGATGGACAAACTAGTGCAGCAAGTTATGCAAACACGGCTAACGTCAATACGAGTTTTGGTAAATCACAAACTGTTTTATTAACAAACTTTAATAATACTGCTATCTATGATGCCACAAGTCAAAATGATCTAGTCGCTTTTAATACTCCACAAACTAGTATAGTACCGACTAAATTTCCATTAACGACAGTCATGAAGTTCAACGGTACTAGTGATTATTTAACTGCGCCAGTAATTCCATCGTATAGTTTTGGTACAGGAGATTTTACAGTAGAAGGATGGTTTTATTGGAATGCTTTTAGTGCAGACCATTGGATGGTGGCATTAGGAACCGGAGTAAATGCAGGTGGTCCTTTTGCTGGTTGGGGATTACGATATAGTCCATTTGATTATGGTAATGCTGTTCTTAACTTCACAAGATATGATGGTACAGAATATACCTATCAATTTTCTTTACCTTCCGCAAATTATCTTGTAACAGGAACTTGGTATCACATTGCTTGTACTCGAAGTGGCACTAATATCAGAATGTTTCTTAACGGTTCTCAAATTGGTGCTGCACAAACAAGTAGTGTTGCTTTTAATGCTGTGAATACTGACCCATTAATCATCGGAAAATTTATAACGGGTCGATCTGGAAGTCCGTTTTATTTTAATGGGTATATGCAAGACATTAGATTTACTAAAGGCGTTGCCCGTTATATCACTAATTTTGCAGTTCCTGTTTTACCATTTGGAACTTCTGGACGACCTTTATTTTAATCGATAGATAAATAGTATAATAACTATTTTCGGAAATGCAACATGGCAACATTAGTATCCACAAGAGATTTATTCAAATCTTATTGTCTAAGAAGACTGGGATTTCCTGTTATTGAGATTAACGTTGATGATGATCAAGTCGAAGATAGAATTGATGATGCACTTCAGTATTGGCAAGACTATCACTTTGATGCGCTTCAGAAAGTATTCTATATCAAGAGATTAGACGCTACTGATATTACAAACAAATATATTAATATGTCACCTGATGTGACTAGAGATACATCAAACGCATCAGTTAACATCATTGGCGTTACGAGAATATTTCCAATCTCAGATTCGATTGCACAGAACAATATGTTTGATCTAAGATATCAACTTAGATTGAACGAATTATACGACTTCACTTCTGCATCATATATTAACTACACACTGACGATGCAACATCTACGTTCACTAGAACAGATGTTTACGGGTGAAGTGCCGATTAGATTCCAACGCCACATGCACAAGTTATTCTGTGATTGGGGTTGGGGTACTTCAGTCAATGCAGGCACTGTAGTTATTGCAGAGTGTCATGCGTTGATTAAGCCAGAAGATTATATCTCTGTATGGAATGATCGTTGGTTAAAAGAATACGCTACTGCACTCATCAAACGTAATTGGGGTGCAAACTTAATGAAGTTCCAAGGCGTTCAATTACCTGGCGGTGTAATGCTCAACGGCGACAAAATCTTTGAAGAAGCAAATGCAGAAGTTCTAAAATTAGAACAAGAAATGCTTGACTCTTATTCATTACCTGTTGACTTTTATCTGAACTAACATGCCAACGAACGTCTACTTTAATAATTTTTCTTCGAATCCAGAACAAAGACTCATCGAAGATTTGATGGTTGAGTCCATAAAGATTTATGGCGTGGATTGTTATTACATTCCTAACACTAATGATCAAGCACGAGATCTGATCTATGGTGAAGATCCACTCAAAGAGTTTACGTCTGCATATCCATTAGAATTGTATATCACAAATGTAGATGGATATGAAGGCGAACGTGAGTTCTTCTCAAAGTTTGGTCTTGAAATTCGTAACAATATGTCAGTAATTATTTCTAAGAGATCATTTGCTAGATGGGTACCAAGAGAAACTTATGTTCGACCACGAGAAGGTGATTTAATTTATATTCCATTCATGTCACAGACTGGTGAAATGTATGAGATCAAGTACGTTAATTATACAGAAGCATTCTATGTGCTTGGTAACAAGTATCCATATTTCTATAAACTAGAGTTAGAGAAATTCAAATATTCACAAGAGACAATCGATGTTGGAATACCACGTATCGACGATATCGTTGTTCAAGACTCTTACACAATTTCTATGAACGTCAACACATATTCGGGTAATGGAAACTATCTGATTGGCGAACATGTTCACAATTCAACCAATACAGCATTTGGTCTATGCACCGATTGGGACGTTGATCGTGGTACTATTAAGATTACAGATATAGTTGGAACATTTGGTGTTGGAATGTATTTACGCGGAAACACATCAAACGCATTTCATATCACAATATCTTCTTCGGACGAACTAAATGATCCACAAGAAAGAGAAATGTACGACAATAAACTGATTCAAGTTGAAGCGACTGACTACGTTGATGATACTATAGAAAACAATCCTTTCGGTAGACTATAATGTATGCATATCATAAAACTATTCGAAAGATAATCGTAGCTTTTGGCGATTTCTTCAATCAAATTAAACTTACTCGGTACACTCAAGAGGGTGTTGAAGTTGAGACAATGTTGGTGCCTATTATCTATGGACCAAAAGAGAAGTATGTTTCTAGATTAGAAAGTGATCCATTACTTGACAAGAAAGTTCAAATCACGTTGCCTATGTTGTCATATGAAATGACAGACATGAGTTACGACTCTGGAAGAAAGTTAAACACAAACTATAGAAACAAACACTCTGAAGGCGGTACAACCTTATCGGTTTACAATCCAGTGCCGTTCGACTTTGAATTTTCACTACATCTTTATGTTAGAAACTTCGAAGATTCTGCACAAATTATAGAGAAGATACTACCATACTTCACTCCTGACTATACAATTAATGTGAATCTAGTCGAAGAGATGGGACTGATTAAAGAAGTACCTATCGTATTCAAAGGCATTTCACATGAGATAGATTACGAGGGCGACTACAACAGTAAGATCAGAACAGTTATTTGGACTCTAAACTTTACTGTCAAAGCATACATCTATGGTGCAATTCGTGAACCTAGAATTATTCGTGCTGCAATCACAAACATCTATGACGATAACACACTGACAGAAAGAAATATGATTATGACGATGGCAGATGGTGGTTGGGGTAAGTACAAATATGGCGAAAAAGTATACCAGGGATATTCACTAGACACTGCAACCGCAACAGGCACTGTGATTCATTGGAACAATGACTCTCATTTGTTAGAAATTGGATTCACTCATGGTCATTTTCAATCAGGAACACCATTGATTGGAATGTCAACTGATTCAAATTGGACACCATCAAACATCGATCTTAAACCAAACAAACTTGTGCAGACTATTATTACTCCAACGCCAACAGATGCTACGGGTAATAATGATTATACATATACTACGCAGATGTTTGAATATCCAGATTTCCCAGAAACGATTACAACATCTTCTGACTTCTCTGGTGATTTACCATTCGAGATGGGCGCAGATGATCTAGCATCAGAAAAAGAAAAAGTAATAGACTTACTTATTTAAAGGTAGTTAAAATGTCAAGAACGCTTCAATTTAAAAGATATGCTAACACTGTAGTTGCAAACACAACTGGTGCTGCAGGTGAAATAATTATTGAAACAACTAACAATATTGTTACTGTGCATACAGGAGGTATTGCTGGTGGCGTTCGAATGGCATCTGAATCATATGTTAGAAATTCATCAAACACAAGAGTAAACAAGTCCGGCGATACAATGACCGGAAATTTAACTTTTAGTCGCGGTGGTGCAATATTAGGAAATCTTGATCAAAATGAAATAACAATGACATCAAATGTTATTGATGATTGGACTGGTTTTTCTGCCTACGGTTATGGTGCCGCACAAATATATGCAAACACATTTGTACAATTAATAGCAAACACTGGAGTTGGTGGCGCCGAAATATGGAATTTTAATACAGATGGAACAATAACATTTCCTGATAATACAATCCAAACAACCGGTGCGAATGTTACTCCTGCTTTTAATAAAGCAAACTCTGCAAACGTACTGGCACAAACTGCATACAATCAGGGCAATATTGCATTCTCTCACGCTAATGCTTCATTTAATTCAGCAAACACTATTGTTATGGTGAACGTATCGCAAAACAATTCTATCAATTTAGTTAGTAATACAGCACAAGCAGCATTTAATACTGCGAATACAGGATCAAATACAGCACAAGCTGCATTCAATACTGCGAACACAAAATTTAGTGCAAACGGAGGTACGATCACAGGTAATGTTTCGATTATAGGTGAATTGTCTATTTCTGGTAATGCAACAACATTCTCTTCTAATAATATTATTATAGATGATTCTATTATCTATATTGCAAATAACAACTCAGCAAATGTGATTGATATTGGCGTTGTTGGTCATTTCACTTCCGTAAGATATCAACACACAGGTTTAGTTCGCACTGCGTCTGATGGTAAATGGAAACTATTCAGTAATGTTATTGCTGAACCCACATCAACTATTGATCTAACTAATGCTATATATGATGGATTAAAACTAGGAGTACTTGAGGCGGCAAATGTTATTGTTAACGGCAGTGATATTATATCGTTAACTCAAACAATTTTTAACACATCAAATAATGTTTCTAACAATACAACTTCAGCATTTATTGTTGCCAACAATGCATCGAATAATTCTACTGCTGCATTCACAGTGGCAAACACAGCATCGAATAACGCTACTGCTGGATTTACAGTGGCAAACACAGCATCGAATAATGCCACGGCAGCATTCAGTACAGCAAACACAGCATCGAATAATGCGACGTTGGCTTTTGCTGCCGCCAACTCAGCAGCACAGACTGTTCCACAAAACGCACAGACAACAAACTATACTTTAGTCGGATCTGATGCTGGTAAACATTTATATTACACACAATCAGCAAACGTAAACTTATATATTCCTTGGTCATCAAATGCTTCGTTTGCAAACGGCACTACAATTATGATTGTTTCTAGAACAACATCAAGTGCAAACGTGACTGTTACGCCAAACACTGGCGTTACGATGTATCTTGCTGGCAACACAACGTCAGCATCCCGCAACGTGACAACATACGGTATGGCTACTCTCATTCAAGTCGCTGCAAACACATGGATGATTAACGGCACTGGAGTAGTGTAATGAGTGGTATTATGGCTATGGCTGCCAGTAATGTGAAATCATCTAGAGTTGCTGCTTTGTCAGCAACTCTAGTGTACGATTTAGATGCTGCTAACTTTGCTGCTGTACCAACTAATGGTTCATTAGTCAGTGGATTTACATTAACTGTTGCTAACTCTGGATCTTCTATTTCATATAGTAGTGCAAACGGTGGATCATTTGCTAAATCAAACAGTGTTGGTACAGACTACATCTATGGTGGTCCAAGTTATGTAACTGGGCAAAGCTATTCTGTATTCATGGCATATAAACTATCTGCAACATCTTCTGGTAGATTATTAAACACTCAGAGTGAAGCATCAAAAGATTGGTTGATGGGTGCGTATAATGGATTTCCAAATACTTTCTATCCAAACTTTTCGGTTAATCTACCATCATCAGGCGCAGATACAGTTTGGCATCTAGATTGCGCTACATGGGATACTACTACAAGTACGGGTAAACTTTACACAGCAACAAATACTGCACCAGGCGCTGCTGCTTATTCTGTGTCGAATGCTGGCGGTGGTGGATTTAATCAACTAAGATTATTCAGCCGTGCAGCAGGAACTGAAGTTCAATCAGGCAATATTGGATTTGTTAAAGTATATAATGGTTTATTATCTCTTGCCGACATTCAATCATTACATGCTACTTATAAAACAAGATTTGGTTATTAACTTATGTCTAAATTTGAAAAATCTATGGAAGAAATCTTTGATGTTGCACCCTCCATCAAGACACCAGTTGTGCAGAAAGAATCACCAAAAGATATTGTCGAGATTGCTTCTATCTCAAAAGATCTGGAATCAGAACTTGAGAAAGACTATGCTGACTCAAGAAAAACACTCCAATCTCTTGTAAGAAAGGGCAACGATGCTATTGATCATCTATTGGCAATCGCTTCTGAGACTGAACATCCTCGTGCATTTGAAGTTGTTGCAACGCTGATTAAAAACACGGCAGAAGCAAATGAGAAGTTGATGAATCTACAGAAATCATTTCGTGAACTAAAAGGTCTGAAGAACAAAGAATCGAATGTCACGGTTGACAAAGCAATCTTTGTTGGATCAACGTCTGAATTATCTAAATTGTTAAAGAGAAGTAATGACGATTAATAAAGAATCGTATAGGGATAACGTCCTTTTAAAACGTGCTGGTGTAGAACTATCTTATACTGAAGATCAAGTAGAAGAATACATCAAATGTTCTAAAGATCCAGTATACTTTGCGTCAAAATATATCAAGATCGTCAACGTCGATAAGGGTTTGATGAATTTTGATATGTGGGGTTTTCAGAAAGAAATGATTAAAACATTTCATGAGAATCGATTTGTCATTACTAAATGTCCTCGTCAGGTTGGTAAGACAACAACATCTGTCGCATATCTACTCTGGTTAACCTTATTTGAACACTCACAGAACATTGCAGTTCTCGCAAACAAAGGTTCTCTTGCACGAGACATTCTTGCGAAATATCAATTAGCGTATGAAAATCTACCTATGTGGATGCAACAAGGCGTTATCACATGGAACAAAGGTAACGTAGAATTAGAGAATGGATCTAAGATTATTGCTGCATCTACGTCATCTTCAGCAGTTCGTGGAGGATCATTTAACGTAGTGTTCTTAGATGAGTTTGCATTCGTTCCAGCAAACATTGCACACGAGTTCTTCAACTCAGTCTATCCAGTTATCTCTTCTGGTAAAACTACTAAGATTATTATTGTTTCTACTCCTAATGGTATGAACTTGTTCTACAAGTTATGGGTTGATGCTATCAATAAACGAAACGGATACAAGACGTTTGAGATTCACTGGTCGATGGTGCCTGGACGAGATGAGAAGTGGAAAGAAGAGACAATTAAGAATACATCAATCGAGCAGTTTAGGCAAGAGTTTGAGACAGAATTTTTAGGTTCGACAAACACATTAATCTCTGGATCTAAACTTGGCATGCTCGTCTACAATGATCCAATTACAAAACATGAGAATCTAGATATCTATGAATATCCAATCAAAGGTGATGATGAAGTCAACAAAGATCACATCTATGCAATTACAGTTGACGTTTCAGAAGGACGTAATCTAGACGCTTCTGCGTTCTCAGTATTCGATATATCAACTGTACCATATAAACAAGTGGCAAAATATAACAGTTCGATTATATCACCAATGTTATATCCAACCATCATTTATAATACGGCACGACTATACAATGATGCATATGTGCTGGTTGAGATAAATAATACTCCTCAAATCGCAGACATTCTTCATCAAGATTTAGAGTATGAGAATCTGATGAAAGTTGCAACTGGTAACAAAAAGGCACAGGCAGTGTCTGCCGGATTTGAAAGAGGAACTCAACTCGGCGTTCGGATGTCACCGCTCGTCAAAAGAATTGGATGTTCTAATCTAAAGACTTTAATCGAGTCTGATAAGTTGTTGGTGCATGACTTTGACACAATATCTCAACTGACAACTTTCGTTTCTGTCAACAACACATTCAAGGCAGAAGAGACAGCAAATGATGACTTAGTGATGACTCTTGTTCTTTTCGCATGGCTTTCAACTCAGAATTTCTTTAGAGAGATTGTGAATCATGACTTGAGAAAGCAAATGCAGTTAGAAATGTTAAATCAATCTGATGAAGAGATTCCGTCTTTTGGAATATTCGATGACGGACTTGATGTTCCATATGTCCAAGAAGGTGGAGATGTATGGTTAACCAACGAAGAATACGGTAAAATGCAGAATGTTTTCTAGGAAGTATCTACAAATCTAGTGTTTGATAAATAGAACATAGATTATTACTGCAAATTATATCAGTATAAAACAAGGAGAATAAAATGGCATTTCAATTATCTCCAGGTGTAAATGTTTCTGAAATCGACTTAACCACAGTTGTCCCTTCAGTATCAACTACAGCCGGTGCATTTGCTGGAGACTTCACATGGGGTCCAGCATCGAAAGTAAAACTCGTGACGCACGAGACAGAATTAGTTAGTTTTTTTGGTGAACCATCAGCAAACGCTCAACAGGGCAACACTGTTACATCATTCTTTACAGCAGCCAGTTTCTTGGCATACGGTAACAATCTCCAAGTTGTTCGTGCAGTAAATTCTAATTCTAAAAATGCCGCTGCTAATACAAACACGGCAGTTGGATATCAGTTAAAGAATGAAGATTCGTATGACAATATTGTCATCAACGATACAGCAAATGTTAACACTGCAATGTTTATTGCTCGTTATCCTGGTGATATTGGCAACTCATTAAAAGTTTCTATGTGTGCTGCCAACACTGCTGGTCCTAATACTTCAGCATTCCTTGCATGGGGATATAACAATTTATTCTCTGCTGCGCCAAACACTTCACCATATGCAGTAAAAGTTAATGGTTTAAATGATCAAGTTCATTTAGTCGTTATCGACGAAGATGGTCTACTCTCTGGCGAGAAAAATACAGTTCTAGAAACATTTGGTTTCTTATCTCTAGCCGCAGATGCGACAAATGATGACGGATCTTCTGCTTATATTTCTAATGTTATCAGACAAAAATCTAAGTATTTGTATATTGGCAACACATCATTAATTTCTGCAAACGGTGGTCAGTTGGCATCATCGACTAATTTCGGTTCGACTGGAGTAGCAGGAGTAAGAAATTTCTCGTTTGTTGGCGGTACATATGAGGCTGCAACTGATGCAAATCTAAGTTCTTCGGTTGATCTATTTGCAAATGCAGATGAGGTTGATGTTTCATTATTCGTTTCGGGTGATGTATCAACTACTGTTCAGAAACGTATTATCGATACAGCAATCTCTCGTAAAGATTGTGTTGCATTTGTTTCTCCACCTAAATCATCGGTTGTTAACAACTCTGGATCTGAGACAAGTTCAATCGACGCATGGTTCAAATCACTTGCTGTTACAACATCTTATGCTGTTGCGGATTCTGGTTGGAAATACATGTTTGACAAGTATAACAACACGTATCGTTGGATTCCTCTAAACGGCGACATTGCTGGTCTATGTGTTCGTACAGATGAGACAAGAGATCCATGGTTCTCACCTGCAGGTTATTCACGCGGCGGCATCAAGAACGTTGTTAAACTTGCTTGGAATCCAAACAAGGCTCAACGTGATGTTCTGTATCAGTCTGCTGTTAATCCAGTTATCTCTGTCGCAGGTCAAGGTACACTGTTGTTTGGCGACAAAACTTTGACACTACAACCTTCTGCATTCAATAGAATCAATGTTCGTAGATTGTTCATTGTTCTAGAGAAAGCAATTGCAACTGCATCTAAGTATTCATTGTTTGAACTAAATGATGAGTTCACTAGGGCGCAGTTTGTTGGACTGATTGAGCCATTCCTACGTGACGTTAAAGGTCGCCGCGGTATCTATGACTATCGTGTAGTGTGTGATCAAACAAATAACACGGCACAAGTTATCGACAACAACCAATTCGTTGGAGATATCTACATCAAACCAGCACGTTCGATTAACTATATTCAGTTGAACTTCGTTGCTGTTAGAACTGGTGTTAACTTCTCCGAGATCGTTGGTGGTGTCTAATAAATATAAAAAGATATAGGAGAAAAACATGGCTTTTAACGTAGGGGAATTTAGGGCGAATCTGATTGGAGATGGTGCTCGCCCTAACCTGTTCCAAGTTACAATGAATCTTCCAACATATACTTCAGACGCTGCAACGACTAGTCAGGCATTAACTTTCTTGGCTAAGTCGGCACAACTTCCTGGTTCAACTGTTGGTACTGTTCCATTGTTTTACTTTGGTCGTGAATTAAAGTTTGCTGGCAATAGAAACTTTGCTGATTGGACGGTGCAGATCATCAACGATGAGAACTTCAAGATCCGTAAAGGTTTTGAGACTTGGATGAATGCAATCAATTCGCATACATCAAACTTGAGAAATGGTGCAGCAGTGTCTCCAACTGGTTACTCTGCTGATGCTAAAGTTGATCAGTACAATAAAGTTGGTGGTATTATCAAGTCGTATAAATTTGTTGGTGCTTTTCCTGTTGACATCTCGCCGATTGATCTAGATTGGGGTTCGAACGATTCTATCGAAGAATTCTCAGTGACTCTAGCATATCAGTGGTGGGAATCAGACACAACAAATTAATTTTGATGGGAGACATTACGGTGTCTCCCAATTCTTTGTATATGAAGGAGTAA